CGGTGCGCCGACATGCACGCGGTCGGTCACGCCGATGACCTCAACAATGCGCGGCGGGATGGTATCTAAGGTGACATTGCGGGTGATCTCGGCCTCCAGTCCGGTTGCATCCACGACCTTGACGGTAATCGTGTTGTTGCCCTCCTGCATGTGCTCCAGGTTGGCGCGCAGGCTAAATGCACCGGTCTGGCTGTCTATCGTGATTGTGCCCTGGTCATGGCCGTTAACCGTAGCAGTCAGGGTGACGCTGGTCAATTGATCGTCTGATGTGATGCCCTCGATGAGCACATTGGATTGGTTGGTAACCAATCCCTCAGTGGGTGAGGATAGGCTGATCGTCGGCGCGGTCACCGCAATTGTGCAGGTGATTGATGCGGGCTCGGCGGCGTTGCCGTCCTTGTCGGATACGCCGATGGAGATTGTCGTGCTGCCCTCCAGCAAGGCATCCGGCACAGCGTAGGAGAGATCATATCCGCCCTCTACTGGTGTCAGAGTAAGCCCCGGCGCGCCCTGTGTGATCTTGCCGCCGCCGTTAATACGCAGGTCAAGAGTGGCGGGATCAACGCCGCTGTCGTTGTCCCGCAGCTGGGCGGTGATGGTTGGCGTGCAGGTATTGATCCGGCTGTCGTTGGAGGGATAGGTGATGGTGACGGTGGGCTTGACGCTCTCGTAGGATTGCAGGCGGAGTTGTGCGCCCCACGTACTATCATCCTGGTTGATCGTGGTCTCATTGCCTGCGTCGTCAGTGACGATAATCTGTACGCCATAGCAGCCGCCCGGCAAATTGGCGGAGGATAGGGCGGGCGCGGTGCCGGAGAGGGTGTAATACCCGTCCTCTGCTAGGGTCAGGGTGTAGGTTTGGTCGTTGATGACGGCCTTGATGGTTGCGATTGACATGGTTACGCCTCCTTATATCAATTTGAGTAGTTTGCACGACCAGTCGGATACACTGGATGATGTGCTGCTGGTGGCGGAGATGTAGATTTTGCCCGGTTCATCGCCGCTTTGCCATGCTGACCACGGTGCTGTTTTTGCCATTTGGTTAAATCCTACGTCAAATTTGCTATCCGTGCTATCCCCGAAGTTGGCAGAAATCAGTAACGGTGCATGACTTACACGCGCAATGACTTGCTTGGCCGCGATGTCGTAATCACACGATATATGTATGATAGCGGTGTATACCGCACGATACAGATCAGCGCCACCCGAGTTGAAATTCCCGCAGGCTGAAAAGATGTATGATCCCGCATCCAGCCCGTAGCACGCAAAATATACATACCCGCTGCCGGTTAATTGCGTGGAAACATAGGGTTGCATGGGTTTGATCGCGCCACTGGCCCAATTGCTCCATGTATTGCTGCTATAGTAATAACGTGGCCTACACC